ATGAACTTTGAAACCAAAAAACTAACCCCAAACATGACCGCTATATGCGTGAACACAGCCCGCGCCAAAGGCTATCCTAGCTTTGAAGCGATGGTACATCACTATCCTGCGAATAACGCCCGACACGGCGTGGAAGTTGCCCAAATCAAGGGGCAACTGCGCGAGTACAACAATGGCGGCGGCTATATTACTGAACTGGTGGTAAAAATCCGCCTAGCGAAGTCTGAACTGACCGCTAAACGCTTGGCTGCCGTGCTGGATGATGCCTATTTGTTTGCCATCTATCAGGCTGCATTGTATTTCGGCGATGACCCTGAGGCTAAGTATCCATTGTGGACTGCCCCTAGTCCCTCTAACATTGCCCTGCCAAGTGATGCGATTGCGGATGCTATCCATAACGCGGATGGTTTTGGCGAGGTTTGGCGTAAACAACTTGTGTCTACTCTGTCTGTAATAATTTCTGTGGGCGCGTAAGGGGACTACAACATGAATCTTGAAACTATCCAACTGTCCCCCACTGCAATGGGATATATAAACTGGAATGATGGTAACGCTATTGCGAGCGTGTGCCTTGACGTGTATGCAACGCCTGATGATATTGAGCCTATGGCGGAATACCGCGAGCGCGTGGCGAAGCAGGGCGACGCGAGCGATATGTACTGGGCGCTTGCCGATATGTGCGTGGTACATTGCCCTGATGACAAGCAGGCGTTCGCAACGGCGCAGAATGAAGCCATTGAATGTGGCTGCTTTAACGAATATTTATAGTTGAGCGCGAAGCGATTAACTACCCCGCCCCATGTGGGGCGGGTAACAATGGAGAATAACATGGCAAGAATTTACCCTTACGGTTCTGAAATCACTGACGGTGGCGATGTATGGCAAGCGTTTCAGAATTACGACCGCGATTATTACCCGCAGGAAGTGTACGACTATATCTATGACTGCCTGAACGATGCCTATGGCGACGATGACGTTGTAGAGCTTGATGTGATTGCGTGGTGTTGTGATATTTCGCAAGAAACGTTTGATGCCGACAAGGTATTGCAAGAAACACATGACGAATACTGGGAGAATGCCCTCGCCGATTTTGAATCGGACGAGATGCCCCACCGCCCTTTGCCCTATGCTGTTTGGGTACGCGAGAACGGCGACGACGTGTTAGCCGAAGCGCGGGATGATTGGCGTGATGATATTGAACAACGCCACACGCTTATCTGTGTTGATGGCGACACTGCCTACTACTTGTGAACAAACATTTGCGAGATGCGAAGCATTGAGCAAACCCGCCCCATTCGGGGCGGGCAACAATGGAGACTTTGAAAATGAAACCTATGTATATGCAACCTGTTATTAAAAATGATAACGGTGAATACCATATCGCCTGTGGTATGAATGGATTGCGCCGTTTGGATGGGCGGCTTAATGCCCGCAATAGACAAGAGCAAGCCTTGTGGAAATATTTAGGGCTGTCTGAATTTGATAAGGGCAAGGCAGTTGGCTTTGTTGTAGCCCCACTTGATACGCCGTTGCGTGATAGCCCCCTAGTGGCTGATGTTGATTTTGTTTTCTTAATTAAGTAACGGAGACTGATTATGTTTAGTTTGATTGAAGCTGTTGAGAAGTTTGCGCGTGAAACGCCCGCTGCTTATTTACCTATGGATGTGCCTGTTGGCAAGGCGCATTTCGTGCGCCTGCGTGTGGAGTATACCAAAGGTGGTGTGAATAATTGGAGTGGTGTGAATGAACGCCGTGGCTATCGTTTGCACATTACGTTTTGTGAAAAAGAACCTGATGGCGGGTATAGCTATACCCCCACTTCCAAAACAAATTTGCGTTTGTTTATTGGTAATGAAGTGAAACGTAACAGTAATAAGGCTTTTCGTGAAGCAATGGCAGACCTGCGCGACCGTTGGTTGCAAGGTGCGGAGTTTCGTGAACGTCTTGCGCAGATGGAAGCCTTAATGATTAAAGAAGCGAGTGTGTAGAATGATTTTCACAAGTAATACGATTAAATGTTTGGCGCAACTTGCGCCGAAAAAAGAGTTGCGCCACTACCTTAACGGCGCGTATTTCAACCTCGCCAACAAGACCATTGAAATAACTGATGGTATGTGGTGCGTGGTAATTCATGGTGCTATTTTGGGCGAGCCTGATAGTGATACCCCCCGTGGCGTATTCATACCGCATGATGTACTGACCCAAGCTGCCAAGCTAGATGATGAATGGTTTGTGCTGGATGTGTCGCCTGATGGTACGGCTACATTCAATGGCATTGATATACCTGAGCTGGATGGTGCGTTCCCTGATGTGCGCCGTGTTGAAGCTGATGCCGAGCGTGAACTTGATGGGGCGTGTTCGTTGGGCAGATTGTCCCTAGATATTGTGAACCATGTGAACAAAGCCTTGAAGCCTTTGGGTAAGTCCTTGTCTATCACGCCGTGTGTAAGCACTACATGGGATTATCGTAAGCCTGTTGCATTTGAGATACATGGCACGGCTTACCGTATCAATTTATATGTTTCTTTGTGGGTAATGTAAAAATGATTTTAGATTTGAATATGCAACCTGTGAATGAGTTTATTTCAGGTTTGGAAGCGGGGCATCATATTAGTTTCGTGCCTGAAATTCGCACGGCTGATAGGATTACCTTGACCATGCCTGAATTACGGCGTATGACGCTATGCCTAAACAATGTGATACGCGCGACCATTGACCCCCAGTCTTTCTGTTATCTAACCAAAGATAACGCTAGCCCAGAGCGGGCAATCGCTGCGGTATATGCCCTTATGGATATGGCGCGGGCTGCCCTGCGACTGTATGACTTGACGGATAAGCAGCCGATGCTAACCATTGTGGCACGCTGGTTTGACGCCAACGATGGTTTGAAAGAATATGCGGTTGCCGCATGGTTTACCGAAGTTAAACCTGCTTAATTAGTGGAGACCCAAGATGTCTTATCAAGATACCCTGAATAAAATTATCCGCGATATTGGTAAGAACTGCGCGGAGAACTGGCAAGCATTTGATGCTGATACTACCGCGCTGCGCGTGGACTTTGGTGGCTTGTATTCTACATGGCATGAAGCTGCTGTGGACGAAGCGGAGCTTCGGGAGTTTTGCTATGCCTATGCTGAACGTTTCCCTGATGACGCGGAGTTTCAGGAAGCCTTTTATGAGCATGGTATTTTTGACCCTGAATCGCTACCTGATAACGCAGCGCAGGTGTTCTATGATGCCGACCGTTGGCAATATCCGTGGCGCGATGCTGCGACCGCCTATGTGCGTGAGTTGTTTGAGTTTGTGAGCCGTGAGTATGACTTCCGACAGCCCTTGCGTGTGGAGAGTATAGACTGGACGCGCGACAACTTCTCACGCCCTGACCTTGCTGTGCTTGCGCCTATTGGTTGGGAGAACTACGCCCATGTGCTGAACTGGTTGGGGGACAACCCCGATGAGCAAGAGTGGTTGGTTGAACAAGTGCAGTATATGACTACCCCGCGCGATGGCTACGCCCCTTATTATTCCTTTGACGAAGTGATAGCCGATGCGTATTGGATTGTGCGCTTGCTGTTGGAGCGCATGGCGTATCTGTGCTACGACCATGACAACTATCAGAGTAAATGGAATTGGTTTGAGTATTTTTCAATGAACGGCAGCGAGCTGCCTGTGCATGGTACGCTGACACGGTGAAAGACAACGCGGGGCAGACTGCCCCGCTAACTGATGGAGGCTTCGTAATGAGACTTATGTATATGCAACCTGAAAAATGGCAGGGGCGGCACCTGCTGAAATGCGCCCATGTGCTAAACTCAAAGTCAAGAATCCGCTACCTGATGTATTGCGATATTATCAAGCAAATGCCCGATGGCAGGTTGAAAATCAAGGTGTACGGGGAGCGGCACCGCTCGGCGGACGGCGAGAAAATCCGTTATGTGGATGCGGGGAGGGTTGTAACCGCCGAAGCATACGGCGTGGAAAATCAGACTGGCAATAAAAATGGTACTCGGAACTAATAAGGAAGTAATTATGAAAACGATTTTACAAGCATGGCGTGAAAGCTATGAGCAAATGAAAAAAGATTATGCCGACAAATATCCCTATGTGCAGCAAGTGTTGAATGATGTCTGTGAGTTTGACCTGCGCTATGCGTACGCGCCTAACTATGAACAATGGTTCGGCAACGTGGGAAAAGAAAGCACATTAAGTTTTGACGGTTTGTTTTACACCGACCTATGGCAGCAACAATGCGCCCAGATGCAACTGTGGGCGTTGGATGACTTACGCGGGGGTTTTGAAACCGAAGTGCAAATTGCTGCGCTGTCTAACAGCGCGGTGCGCAATAAGGATTTTGCTGTGGATATTTATGGCAGTTATGCGCGTGATGATGTGCAAGCCCTGTTTGTGATGTGGTGTGTGGGTAAAGGAGTGGAGCTATGAAACTGGTTGTTTTGACACAAGGGGCTGTGAACACGGCTGCCTTGCAGCGATTGAATGGCACGATGTTCTTTTCTGAACCCGAAGCGATAGAAACGTTGGCAGCCTGCGCTGATTGTGGTTTGCCCGAGGATGACCCTGAATACCGCGATGCCATGCGCCGTGAGCGTGAGATTGTGCAGGATGGCTTGGAGTGGTACGAGAACATGACGGAAGTTGCCGAAGCCTTGAATGATATTGATGCCGACCGCCTTATAGGGAGTGGATATTTCGTTGCTGTTGATTGGTATGATACAGTTAAGTCAAAGGCTGCCGCCGTGCGCCATGTCGTGAGCGACCATGAGCATCTTGATGACGATACCAAGTTGGCAGAGTGGTACGACAAGGTGGTGGACAACGAGATTTGCTATCATTCAGATGATGCGTTGAGCGATACATGGTTTACTGTGGTGGATGCGTTTACCTATACCGCCCTGTGCTACGTCTTAGAACTGGTGCATGAAGCCATCTGTGATGGCAAGGAGATGTAGGAATGTATGACCTGTTTCTATATGCGAGCGCAACGCTATTCATTTTTATGTGTGGTTTTTGCTGCGCGTTATATTTAGTTAATAGAAATTTATAGTGTAAACGCGGGGCGGATGCCCCGCAAAAGTATAAAGGAATATATAAAATGGAATTAAAAGAAATTGTTAAACACTTTACTACCCCTAAACTTATGGAGCTGTGCGTTGGTTTGGTTGGCGAACGTGATGCTGCCAACCTGCTTGATGGTTTGGTTGCCCGCTTGGATGTTGCATACGACCTAGCCGATATGTTGGAGTGTGAGTTTCACGCTGTGGGAGACATCAAAGAAGCCCTGTACATCACGTTGTGTTTGTTTAACGCGGTGGGTGTGGCGAGTGTGAAAGCGCATGAATGTCCCTATGGTGTAGTGCGCGATGTGGCATACCTGTGTTTGAACTTTACCCGAAGGGAGGATTTTTGGCATGACCGCCTGATGGAAGTTGCGCAGAGTGCATTGTGGTGTATCAAAGGTATTAAGGCGAATGCCGTAGATGTGAATATGAATGTGGTGGTTGCCGAAGTATTGGCGGCTGCTGTGAGTGGTTTTGTACAAGGAGTAGAAGCATGACGTTTTATAAAATGAGAGTACGCGCCAAAGCAAGCGAAGCCCTGCGCGAGTTCCTAATGGATGCCCCTGTGGATGTGTATGTGGATGACGTGCGCGAAGCGATGGTAAACGTGCGCCCCTATATAATTTGTGCGGAGGCTACCGAAGACTTAATAGATATGGGTATTTTGGAAGCAGCAAGTGTGGTGGTACGCTATGAGCAAGACACGTTTGGTAAAGTGTTTACTGATTTGAGCAATGCTTGTGATGTGGCAGCCGTTGTGTATCAGTTATTGGTGCATGAAGTTGTGGACACCGCTGTGGATAAGTTGAAGTTGGATGCGGATAAACCCCTATCGCCCGCCAACCTAGTTGCGTTTGATAAACTGGTACGCAATACCCTATTGACTGCTGATTTTCTAAATGATGCGTGGCTGCGATTGCCGACGCAAGGAGAGAAGTAATGAACGCAATGCCTTATACAGCAAAAGAAATTCAAACTGTGAGCTTGGCTACTGGGGTTAGTCCCTACAAGTTAAAGAAATGGTACGCTGCGGGTACGATTGACGTGATTGAAAAAGACACGGTGCTGGATTATCTGCGCCGCACGCAAAATGCGGGCGACATTCTTGTGCCACGAGAGGATGCCATCTTTTATTTGGGCAATGACGAAGCGCGGTTGGATGCAGCGATAGCCTGTGGTGCGTTGCTGCCTACGATTGATGGTATGTTCTACACATCCGACTTCGCCCGACTTGACCCCCATACGTTCGCCGTGTTGCCCCCGCGCCCTGAATACACGCCTGTTCGCCCGAAAAAGAACCTGCCTTTGAAGTGGTTTCCGAACACGCCCAAGAAGCAAGAAGCCTATTGGCGTGCCTTTGAGACCCGCACGACCGCGTGTGAGTGGTGGGTTGCAGATGGTAAGACCTTTACTATCCCCGATGGTTGCCATTGTATGAGCAAGCTGCGCTTGCCTAAGAAAGTATGGCGCGTGAACATGGAAGCCAACGCCCCCCTGTATGCGGCTGATGTTCCCGCCGATGTGAACGGTAAGAGTACGCGCATCCGTGTGCAGGGGTACTCAAACTCGCAAGGCACGGTGGTTAATCTGTCTATCATGGATGATTGGGGCGTGTGGACTTACTCACACGGTACGCATCCGCACCAAGAGAAGTGGGGGCTTGCTTTGTGGCGGGCGGTGCTGGCGATGGGGTTGAACGTGATGCAGGCTGCCGATGAGAACGCCGAGCTACGCCGACTTGTAAGATGGCTTGACACCGCAGCGGGGGCGTAGTAAACTCGCGTTATATTATCAGTAAATAAGGAACTTGACACCATGCCTGACCATCCAGTATTTGACCGCCAAGGTTTGCAAGGGCGCGTGAACACGTTGCAGCATATCGTTGATGAGCTTAAAGGGCTTGACCTTGTTGCCATCATGAATGCGGACGGCGCAGAACCCGACCAAAACCTGAAAGGTTTTCAAAATGATATGCGCCTGATGCTTGTCGCATCGCTTAATGTATTCGCAAAGGTTGTAGCCACCCGCTACTTGCTGAGTGGTACACCAGCTAATGAAGCGCTGGGCAAAGCGTGGGATGACATAGGCGATAGCTTTACATTACACGCCAAGCGTAGGGGGAAAGAGCAATGACAACTGAAACCAAAATAGAAAACACCGCAGCTAGCTACGCCGACCTGTTGAAAGCGCGGGGGGATGTACCTGTAACCGTGCTGCGCCATGTGCACGCACAGCTTGGCGCGTTGCTGGCATTGATTGATACGATGGACGTAGACTTTGAGATTGAGCCTGCGCCGAGTGAAGCAGAGCAAGCGATAGCCGCTGCGCTGCGGGCGAAGTACCCTGACTTTAAAGACAAGACCGATGCCGAAGTGCTGGACTATTTCGGCGTGCAGATTGGAGAAAAGAAATGACCTCGTTAGTTAAAGCGACCGTGGGGGTGGTGCGTAGAGTGCGCCGTGCGAGCGCAAACAGTACCACCCCCGAGAGCCGAGTAGTGGCAGCCGTGAAACGCTGGGCAGTCCTACATAAAGGCGTGTACCTCGTGCGTGTTGTGCAAGGCGGCGAGAGTGGTATCGCCGACATCATTCTGTGTGTCAAAGGGCGGTTCGTAGCCGTGGAGTGTAAAGCAACTGGCGAGAAACCACGAGCCTTGCAGATGGTGCATGGCGAGCGCGTGCAGAATGCGGGCGGTATTTTTATTTGGGGGGATGACGCAACTGTTATCCCCGAACTAGACAAAATTTATTCGGAGTTGTAACCATGCGAGCGACCCTTACCGCTTTACTTATTCTTTCCCTTGCAACCGTAGCCCAAGCTGACTACACAACGCGCGAGCAGCGTGTCGTTGCCGAGACCCACCGTTGCATGGATGACTACAACAAGAACGCCCAGCAGCATAGCAGCATTGACCCTGTGAGCATGGCTATCTATTGTCGCAAGCAGGCAGAAAGGACGGTGCGCTAATGGCTGCCAAAAAGAAAATATGGTATGAGCTGCGCGTGTTCGCCACGCTGATTGGTATCTTGTCGTTTGTATGTGTGTTGTACTTTGCTGCGGTGGTTTATCAAAACGTGGTGCAGTACCCAACGCTGACCGACATCATGCTGCTGATGGGTGGGGGCTTCATAGTTGGCTTTCTTATCGGGCGCGTGCGCCGTGATGATGAGTAAGGAGTTGAGCCATGCCCAAGAGTAAAGCCCCCCGCAAACGCCGCGCGATACGCCACGGCATCCAGCTAGCACAGAACCAAGACTACTGGATGCCTATCAATCTATCCCTACTGCGACACGGCAATGCTGCCATGCTGGCGACAAGTAACAAGCTGGTGGACGACCACCTGCGCGACCGACTGCTTGACCCCATGATGCTTGCGCTTGACCGCTTCGCTGCTGGTACGGCGCGGTTTGATGATTACTGGGCTGTGATACAAACTCTGTATTTCTACGCGCATCTGCTGACCGATGCGCTGACCGAGCAGCGTTACCGTATCTACGAGCGCCACGATGAGTTCGGCGAGCGGTTGAATGACCTAGCTGTTGAGCGATGGTTAGAGATTTACCACGAGCAGCTAGACCATGCCGAGAACGCTTACCCCGAGCTGGTGCGTGAGGTGGGCGAGCGGCAGAAACGCACAGGCAAGTATGGTATGACTGGCGATGAGCGCAGAGCCATGCTTGAAGTCCACGATAACTTGGAAGAGATACTGTCTTGGTGCAGTATCGGTATGGTATTCAGGGCAGCTAACAAGTGCTGTCAAAATTTAGAGCGGGTTGAGACCGCTATACATGGTAAGCAAACAAGGAGAGATAATGAATTATCTAACTCTTGACTTTGAGACCTATTACGACAAGGATTATTCTCTGTCTAAAAAAGGTATGACAACCCAAGCCTATATCATGTCGCCCAAGTTTGAGGTGTTGATGGCATCTGTGAAGTGGGGCGATGGCGAGACCCAAGTGGTTGAAGCCCCCGACCTGCCTGCATTCTTTGCCAGCGTGGACTGGGCGCAGACTGCTGTCGTTAATCACAACTCAATCTTTGACCTGAGTATTCTGTGGTGGAGGTATGGTTATCGCCCCGCCCTTGCCGTAGACACTATGAGCATGGCGCAATGTCTTGGTGTACCGTTGCTGACTGGCAGCGCGAGCTTGGCGAAGTGCGTGCAGTTGTTGCAAGAAGCTGGCTACGAGCTGCCGTCAAAAGGCGGCGAAGTGGTAAACGCTTTGGGCAAACATCGCAAAGACTTCACGCCCGCGCAATGGGAAGCCTACAAGCAATACTGTAAGACTGATGCAGACATCACATGGTTTCTTTTCAAAGTCTTGAAACAGTATGTGTCCGATGATGAGCTTGCCTATCAAGACATCATCCTGCGTTGCTACACCGAGCCACGTTTGAAAGTCCATGTGCCTACGGTTGAGTATGAGCTTGCGCGTTGTCGCGCTTACAAGGCTGAGCAGCTTGCCAAAGTATGCGAACAGTTGGGATGTACCCAAGATAACCTTGCTGGTGTGCTACGCAGTAACGACAAGTTCGCTGCGCTGTTGAAAGCAATGGGTGGTATAACCGAAGCCGAGATGGAGCAGGGAGCGCAGGGCAGTTTCATTATCCCTACCAAAGTTTCTGCGAAAACAGGTAAGACCACTTGGGCATTTGGTAAGACTGACGTAGGTTTCAAAGAGCTATGCGAGAGTGAGCTACCTTTTGTCCAAGCTATATGCCAAGCGCGACTGGCTGCCAAGTCAAGCATTGATGAGACCCGCTGCGAGAAATTTTTGGACTACGCAAGCTACGGTTTCCTACCGATGGGCTACAAGATTGGTGGGGCGCATACTAATCGCATGAGCGGGGGAAGTGCAGGCAGCGCAAATATGCAGAACCTACCTAGTGGCAGACGTGAGGGGCAGAGCGACCTCTTGCGCCGTAGTATCATCGCCAACGACAGGCAAGTCATCGTGAACTATGACGCATCGCAGATTGAGTGCCGTGTCCTAAACTACATCGCCAACCAAACTGATGTGCTAGGCGTATTCGCCAGTAAGGGGGATGTGTACTCATACACAGCGGCGGGAGTGTATGGTATCCCTTATTCTGAAATCAACGAGGGGCGTAAGAGCAGCAACCCCGAGATAGCCGCCAAGTATAAACCCATCCGCAACTACGGCAAGACGTGTGCACTCGCATTAGGTTACGGGCAGGGGGCAGCGGGGTTTCAGAAGTACGCTTTGGTAAATTCAGGTATCAACATGAGCCTTGACGAAGCCAAACGCACCGTAACCGCATGGCGTAAAGCTAACTATGCGGCGGCGGGGTTTTGGAAAACCTGCGACCAAGCCTTACAAGTTATGGTAGACGGCGGGCAGATGTATTTCGGCGGGCAGGATGGCAAGATGTTTTTCGCCGATGGCAAACGTTTCCTACTGGGGCGACACGTTCCAGGCATCCGAATGCCTAACGGTTTGTGGTTGAACTACCCCAACTTGCATGTGGATATGTCTAGCGGCAAGCCCCAGTTCGTGTATGACAAGCTGGGGTACACAGGAAAACCTTTAAAAACAAAGGCGTATGGGGGTCTTATCTGCGAAAACATTGTGCAGAGCTTGGCGTTCGCCATCATGAAACAGCAGGCTTTATGGATTGCCAAATATTATCCCATCGTTATGAACACCCACGATGAGTGGTGTGTGGTCGTGCCACGCGACCAAGCCGAGACCGCCGCCGAGTACATGGCGCGGTGTATGAGAACTGCCCCCGACTATGTGGCTGGTTTACCCCTTGATACAGAGGGCGGCTGGGCACAGAGCTACGGAGCAGTTGATGATGACTGGTCTAAACGACCTGATAACCCCGACCGAGTGCATCGGTTTGACCCTAACACAGGAGACATTTTATGAAAGTTACGAAAATTAAATCCGTAGAACACCATATTAAGAAAGCCCGCGAGCATCTGTTCGCGCTGGAACTCGCCGCCCGCGCCGAGCGCGAAGCGACCATAGAGAGCGTGGAAAAGGATAGCCAGTTCGCCCGCCGAACCTTAGACTGGTTGCACTTCGCCGAGACCGTAGCTGAACACATTGAGCATTACACCGTACCACAATACGGCGACGCGCCCGACGACCAAGTAGAGGGTTGGACGGCAGAGCATTGCGTGAACCAGTTACACAAATATGCCAGCCGCTTCGGCAGCAACAAACGTGAGGGGCAAGATGCACTTGACCTGTTAAAGATTGCCCATTATGCTCAGTTGGCATACGACAAACTTCACAAGGAGACACAAGATGGCGCGTAAATATGTAGGCAGCATCGTAGATTTTTTCGTAACAGAGCACAAGGTTAGCCGCGTGGAAGCCACGCGTATGATTGACACCGTGCTCAATGGTATCGCCCACCAGCTACGCGAGGGCAACGAGGTTATTATCCGTGGGCATGGTACGTTCCGTGTGTCGCGCAGCAAGCCGCGTAAGAACAAAGGGTTCGGTAAAACTGAGGCCATGACTAAGCCACGCGCTAGGGTTTCATTCCGCGCCTGCCCTGCCCTACGCGACTGGTTGGAGCAAGGCTACAAAAATACTGACACAAAATAATGCTTGACGAGCGTTGAGAACTAGCGTATGATGTACGCTAGTTTTTTATTTAGGAGCGCAACATGAGCGGTAAACACCGTGTGTTTTCATTCACAGCGATTAAACAATTTGAACAATGCCCCCGCCAGTACAAGGAAGTACGGATTGAGAAGCTGCACCCCTACGAGCAGAGCGAGGAAGCACAATGGGGTGAGTACGTTCACAAGTGTTTAGAGGATGCCATCACACAGGGCGAAGCCTTACCGCATAACGTTAGCCAGTACCAGCCGCTAGTTGATGCGGTCGCTCAACGCAGAGCCGCAGGCTGGGAAGTATGGTGCGAGAAAACATTTGCCATCATGAACGACGACCAAGCCGAGTTTACCGATAGCGAGGACACATGGTGGTCGCCTAAGAATAACTTAGCGGGCAACATTGACTTGTTGATGGTCTCGCCCGACGGCAAGGAAGCCATCATCAACGACTGGAAAACAAACAAGTCGGCGAAGTACGCCGACCCCAAACAGATAGACCTCTACGCGCTGGGCACGCTGCTGGCGATACCCACGTTGGAGAAAGTAACAGGCTGCCTGATGTTTATCTGCGATGAGTACAAGATGGTTAAGTCCACCTACACCCGCGCAGACATTGACCGCTTGTTGCACGAATGGAATTTCAAAGCCCAGCGCTTACGGCTGGCGATTATTAACAACAACTTCCCTGAGGGCGCGGCGACGCCGCTATGCGGCTGGTGTCCATGTTCCGAGTGCCCCAACTGGCAGCAGGGGCAGGACTTCCGCGAGCGCAGAAAGAAACGGCGATGAACTTAATCACATTCCCTTACCCCACGCAACGGGTGGTACGCATCCTATCTGACAACGTAGGCAATGTAACTAAGACCATCCCCGACGCGCAGCCAGTACAGTATTATCCTAACGGACAGGCACACATTGATGTGCCGTGGACACTACATAACATGACGCTGTTGTCGCAAATAATGCAGCCAGCAGTTAGTACCATCTTTGATGGTTATGGTTTCTCGGGGCGCGACCGACCCTACTACCACCAACTTCGTATTGCTGAGTTTCTAACGCGCAACCCGAGAGCGTACTGTTTCGCAGGTATGGGTACAGGCAAGACACGCAGCGCGTGCTGGGCGGCTGACTATCTGATGATGATGGGTGTTGTGAAACGCGCGTTGGTGGTCTGTCCCAAGAGCTTGATGTACTCGGCATGGGTTGATGACCTGATGGCGACGTGCATACACCGCACTCACACCGTGCTCTATGGCGACCGCGCACGGCGCGAGCAGCTTGCCCTCACACGGCAGACTGACTTTGACATTGTGAACTTCGACGGCGTGGAGATTCTTGGCAGCATCCTAGTAGACAAGGGCTATGACCTTATCATCATTGATGAGAGTACCGCATACAAAGACCCCAGCACGAAGCGATGGAAAGCGCTGGCGAAACTGGTTAAACCTCAGACCCGTGTATGGGCGCTGACTGGTACACCTACACCGCAAGGACCGATGGATGCCTACGGGCAAGGCAAGTTGGTAACACCCGACCGCCTACCCAAGACCAAGACCATGTACCGAGACATGGTACAGTACAAGGTTGCCACGTTCATTTGGAAAGACAAGCGCAACTGGCAGGAGACTGTGAACAATATGTTGCAACCTGCCATCTATATCCGTAAGGCAGACTGCCTAGACCTACCACCCGTAACCCGTCGCTACATTGACGTTGGGTTGAGTAAGCCTCAGCAGCAAGCGCTGGAAGCGATGCGTAAGGATATGGTAGCTAACTTTGACACAGGTCATCAAGCGGTGGCCGCCAATGCTGCGGTGCTGTGGGGCAAGATGCGGCAGATATATTCAGGTGCTATCTACGCTGAGGATGGCGCAGCGATGATACTGGATAACAAAGAGCGCATAGCTGAGACCATCTCACTCATCAAACAGGCTAAGGCTTCGGGTGATGATAGCGTAGCAGAGGGCAAGCCCCACAGTAAAGCGCTGGTGTTCGTACCATTCAAGCACGTCATGCAGGTGTTGGAGGATGCGCTTAAAAAAGAATTTGATATTGCGGTCATCTCGGGCGACACGAACGTCCACGAGCGCAAGCGCATCTTGGATAGCTTCCAAAAGACACCTACCCCACAGGTTATCTTAGCCATCCCCGAAGCGTTCTCGCACGGCATCACGGCAACAGCCGCCAGCCTAACGGTGTGGTACGCACCCCCCAGCAGAACAGAGACCTATCTCCAAGCCTGCGAGCGCATGGACAGACCAGGGCAGACGCAGCACATGAACATCGTACATCTCCACGGCGACAAGTATGAGCGAGAGATGTACGAGAACCTAGCCAACAACCAACAAAACCAAGAAGCGCTGCTTAAACTTTACTACGGCGTTCTTGGTAAACAACAAGGATGACCTATGTATAAGATTGATTTCCCCGACGTGGGCTACACCCCTGACAACCTACGCCGTCTTATTGAAGCGGCGGGCTTAACACAACAGCAGGCGGCGGATGCCGCCAAGGTATCACGGCGTACCATACAAGCATGGCTGGCAGACCTTGACTGCCCCACGCGGACAGATATGCCACACAGGAAGTGGGAAGAGTTGAAAGATTATTTGCTCAACCCTATTGACAAACGAGAGTAATCAGCGTATGATACTCAGTAAATAACGTAGGAGACCAACATGAGTGCCCAAGACCTAACCCAGTACAACGAAGCGCAGCTCGCTGAGTGGTATATCAACAACCGCAACTGGTTGAGCGACCGCAAGAAAGAGTACGAAGCGAGTATCGCCGAGGTTGAGGAGTTGCAAGACGCATTGGAAGTGGAAATGCAGAAACGGCTCAACGCATCAGGCGCTACCAGCTTCCGAACCACAGGCGGAACGATTGTCCAATCAACGCGGGTGTCATACACCGCCGAGGACAGAGCAGCTTTTGGGCGGTACATCGTGGAGAGTGGTAACTACGAAGCGACCACACTCAAACCGACCAAAGAATTTGTGGAGGATTATGCCCGAGAACACAATGGGCAACTCCCCGCAGGTGTTGCCAGCCACGCGCAGGCAGTAATTTCAGTAAAGAAACCAACCACTAGATAAGGAACATAGCAATGAGTAACCAAGTTATCCCTATTCAACAAGGCGGTGTCGCCCCTCTCGCTACGCTCGGCGCGATGCCAGCGTTCATGCAACAGGCTGCCGCCCAATCATCAATGGGTACATTCGGCGATGGCTTCTCAGGCGGTCGTCGGGTACAGCTTAAAGGCGGGCAAATCAACTTCCTCGCTGAGGATGGTAAACCAATGGGCGCGGTGCAAGACGCTAACGGAACAGTAATATTCCCCCAATATGTGAACAACGCACGCATCATCATCGTTGGTATCGCACCGCACGATAACACCACATACCGTACATACTATGCCACGCAATATAAAGAGGGCGAGAGCCTACCACCTGATTGTTGGTCTGCTGATGGTGTGCACCCAAGTCCTAAATCATTTGCGCCACAATCTCACGACTGCGCGAGTTGCCCTAAAAACGTAACAGGTACTTCCTCAACAGGTAAAGGCAAAGCCTGCGGCAGCCGTAAGAAACTGGCGGTGGTATTCGCGGACGACCCAGCAATGCGTGTATTCAGTATGGACTTATCGGGCACAGCCTTGTTTGGTAAATCGGCCCGCGAAGCAGAGGGTTACTTTACTCTATCCGAGTATGCCAAACGTTTGAAACAAGGCGGCGCAATTTGGGAGGGTGTGGTTACTGAGGTTTGCTTCTCCGAGGGCGCTAATATCGGTGTGCGCTTCCGCGCGATTGGTTACGCTACGCAAGACCAGTTCACACGCGTCATGGCAATGAAAACCGAAGCCGATACCATCAAGGCGTTGGAAGTAGACTTCCCTGAACGCAAACTGGATGACGGTAACGCCCCTGCCGCTGCGACATATCAGGCAGACCCAAAAGCGGCGATGCTTGCCAACCCAGTATTCCAAACTACCTTAGCGCACCTGCGCGAGTGGGCGAACCATCCAAGCGTAACCCCCGAAATGGTACGCGCCGAAGCTGCTAAATACAACGTAACTCTTTAATTGAAAAGGAAACTAATCATGTTACCAAACTTAAATGCAATGCAATTTAACTTCGCCAACATCAAAATGGAACTCCAATTCGGCGAGGATGGTAAAGCAACGATGGTCTTTACTCCTGTTGTTGAGACCGAACTCGTGGCGGTTAAAACCCCTGAGCAGCCAGCCGCTCCCGCAGCCCCAGCCGCTCCCGGTTGGTGTCCCGGGTCCAGGAACCCGGCGGGCTGGCGGCACGGATGGACTGGGCCTCCTTCGCAGACATAG